GAAGCTACCCACTTTAGGTACTTTTTGTCTTTTATTTTGAGTTCCTTGTCCTCTGATAGTGTTGTGCACTTTTTTGTAGCCATAATAAATTGAAAGTCTAGAAAGACCTTCGTGAACTCTATTAGATGCTTTACGTTCTGTCAAACCTAGAATGTGAGCTATCTCAATAATACCATAATTAAACCAGCAGAATAACTTCATAGTTTCTGCTATTTGTGGACCAATTTGTTCATCACAATCTTTGACTGCCATAGCAGCTCCAAGAGAAGATGTAATAAAATCTGTACTAGAACCATCAACTCGTTCTTTAAGAACGTTGCCAGTTCCACCACCCATAAGTTCACACATTAATCTATATCTAGATCCTGCCTCATATTCTTCAATAGATATGAGTTTTCGGTGGTGCATATACATAAGCCTGGATTCTCTAATATTAAGCCATACTTTTTTCTTATCACGTATGGTAGATATTAATTCAGGTTTTTCAATCTGACGCATAGTTCCTTTTATAATCTTTTATAGCATTATCAACAAAAGACTTAAAATTATTATTTTTTAAGTAAAGGGAATTAAGTCTATGAACTCTATTCATTTTACATGAATGGAGACGAGCTATAGTGCTCTTACACCCATACGCTTGCGTAGGGTGCAATAGCCAACATAATAAAATTGATAAATTATACATTTTATATTGTTCGCTATTTTTTACATTAATTTTACCTTTTAACATATTAATAGGTATGTTATAGGTAGAGCTAATAAACTTTTGAATATTAATAACCATAAGGAGATAATTATGAAAATTGAATATAGACATTCTGCCTCCAAGACTAATACGTTTATTGATAGTCCACCATTTTGGATAATCAATGAATTGTTTGGATTTGAGTCAGGACCCAATGCAAGAATGGTAATGGGATTAGCAGCTGAGGATGCTGCACATCAGGCATTATCAAAACAAATCACTGATGAAGATACTATCAGAAACTTTGCTAAAAAGAAATATATAGAAGAAAGCAAAGATGAAGTAACTGATTTGTTACCAACAGAACATTCAGATCAAGAATATGAATGGTCTGGTCTTATTGCACATAAATTTGTAGAAAACTTACCTGAATTTGGTGAGATAGTCTCGTTTCAAAATGAAAAACAAATTAAAGGTGATAAATATGGTCTAAAATATGATGTAATCGGTAAAACTGACTTTGAGTTTAAAGATGTCATAGTTGATACCAAAGCAACAGCATATATTAGACGATTAAAAACTAAAGGTGGTATAGTAGATCCTAAATGGTATCCAAAACCTGCAGATCTACGTCAACAATGCTTATATAGAGATCTATTTGGCAAAGAAACAGCATTGTTATATTGTTCACCTACAGATGTTCATATGGTAGACATGGTAGATAGAGATCATTTAAATGAGCTTATAAACGCTATGAAACACATAGAACACATATTGGAGATATGCAAAACCAAAGAGGACGTTGTACGCATATTTCCTTTGGTATGCGACAACTTTAGATGGAAGGGTACTCCTGAAGCTGAAGGATTCGCACAAGATATATGGACTAAATGCCTAAAATAGTCTATATAGTGTTATGCAAAAAATAGGCAGTATAATAAATCAAATCAACAAAAGGAGACAGATAATGGAAACTGAAACTTTTGAATGTAGTCATAAACGTTCATTTGCATCAAGAGATGGTGGAGGTAAATATAGTATTTACGTTACCAAAGATGATGGTACTGAAATGACAGTTTATGGTGAAGCAATAGGTGCAGAGGGATGGCAGAAAGGTGCAAGATTAAAAATTACAGCACAGCCAGCAAGACAAAGTAAAAATGGAAAGTGGTATCAAACTGCTAGTTCTGTTGAATTGCTTGGTGGTGAGGTAGCAGTACCAACTGGTGCTAGTCCAACTGCAACAGTATCAAAAGATCCAGATGCTCAATGGAAAGAAAAATATAGATTGACAATGAGTAATCTGATATCTGCGTGGTTATCTTCAGGTAAAGAATTAAAACCTGAAACACATACGCATTTAGATCTTGTCGTTAGAGATATATTAGATGCTAAAAAAGATTCTAATAAAAAAGCTGACGATTTTGATGATCAATTCTAATGATTTCTAAACCTCCCTCTATGGTTAGAAAAGCTGGAGGGTCTTTATGATCCTCCAGTGCAAACAATATGAATTAAAAAGGATAGGTTATGGATCTGATATTATTAAACGATGGAGTATACCATCTAGTAGAAGTAACCAAAGAAATGACCAAAGGAATAAAATTATTAAGTGAAGTAGATTGTTTTGATCTATGCGATATATTAAGAGTACATTTAACAACTTACTACGAGCACCCTATAAACGTTCATGTAATGAATGATGGTAGTGGTGATTTTTATGGATGCATTTGTTCAAATTAGAACTAGAATTTATGGGTATAAACACTTATAATAATGATGATTTGGTTAGAAAATTATATAAATTATATTTAAAGGAGAATAAAGATGATTACAGAAAAGAGATTGGAAGAATCCTTAAAGTTCCTATCGGATACAGACGAGGAAAATGCTAAAGCCAATGCTCAAGTTAAGTATTTGGATAGGCTTCTTAAAAGAAAGAAAGCTCTCCATATCGCTGGTAATTCAGTTGATAAGAGTGTGTCTGCCAAAGAACAAGCATACTATGGAAGCGATACTTATAAAGAAGCTATTCAAGAACTATTTGATGCAGAGGTTAAAGCGAGCACACTTGAGAACAAAAGAGATAAAGAAGGACTTATTATCGATCTATTCAGAACGTTAGAAGCTAGTAGACGTAAAAATAATATAGTATAGGAGAATATATGGACGAGAAAATGATGTTAGAAATATATGATAAGTACAAAGAGTGGTCTGAAGATATTTATGAATCTAATAGAACTACATGGAATACTAGAGACGAAGCAATACTAAAAGCTATTGGTAAAATATTAGAAGAACAAATTGCTATACAAAAAGCTATTGATCTTAGATGATATATAAATTTAAAAAATGGGTTATTTTACCTGCTTATACTGAAGTTGTTATAAGTGCAGAAAATGATCAAGAAGCATTAAAGATAATGAATGCTATAGATCCTAAAACTTTAAATTGGCAAGAAACTGATCCAGCAGATCAGCGAATGACATATGAAGTTATAGATGAGAAGTCCAGAACTTAAACTTTTTAGAGCTGTCATAACGCAAGCAATTGAAGATTCAATGTATGAAGGACAAGACAGATATAAAATTATGGATAAGAGAGAAGCAATTGCTTGGCTTACCAGCCATAGTAATGATTTTAAACTTATTTGTCATTATGCTGATATTAATTCAGAGTACGCTACTATGAAGTTTACTAAAGCTATGACATTAGATATGTATAAATTATCTAATAAACAAAACGATATAATAAAAAATAAGCCAGGACGACCACATAAATCGCCTGGCTCATATAGATTAAAATTTTAATGACTAATAAAGGAATGTTTAAAGATATGACTTATGAAACACTAAATAAGCAGGTAGATGGTGACCATTATAAATCTATGAAGATTCAACCTGCACATTTTATAAATGAAAATAACTTACCATATGCTGAAGGCAATGCCATTAAGTATATATGCCGACACAAGAAGAAGGGTAAGAAGAAAGATATAGAAAAAGCTATCCATTACTTACAGATGATTCTTGAACGAGATTACGATTAGCCTTTCTATCATATCTCTTTTTACATTTAATAATCTTATATCGCCAATGTCTTAACTGCTTTGCAAAAGGATTACGTTTCTTATTTGGAGACTTCATTAGTCCATTATTAATGAAAGAATTTTCTTCTCTCCCATGTATATCTCAATGTTTGCTTTAGATTGGATACATTTATAAACTACTCTATCTTTAGAGCTTTTATCCTTCATAGCGTAACGCTTAGATTTTAAACAACTTGATAATGAATCGTGGTAACGATGCTCTATTATTTTATGATCTTGTAATAGCAAGAGTGCAAAAACCATTTCTATCATAATACTTTACCTTTATTTATTCCTTTTTTAATCATGTATTTTTGTGTGCCATTAGCACCAATTTCTACTTCTTTTTTAAGATGCTTAACATAACTCATCTGTTTAGCTCTTTGTTGTATATCTTTTATGTAATTAATTATTTGTCTATTTATGCGTTCCATTACCATTCCTGATTAATTTCTCTACATCAACCTGTAGCTTTGAAACTTGTTCTTTTAAAAAATCAATGTTAATTTTATTGTTTCTCATATCTTTTAATTCTGTATCCATAGACTCAATTAAACCTGCCATATGTTCTACAAGCATGAAAAGCTCTGCTTCTCCAGATGATTGACCTAATTCACCTCTTGGATATTTAATTCTAAATTCAGAGTTAGCTTCTAGATCTTTTTCCATCAATTCTAACTTTGTAGAGTGTTTATTTAGAGTTTCAACTACACCAAAATATGCCCATACTCCAACAGCCACAGCAATAACTATGGAAATTAGATTTTTCATTGGCATACTTACCGATGTATTTTCACTTATTTTCATTTATGAAATATTGGTAATGATTTGCCTGATACATAAAAACACTTTAAACAGTATTTAATTCTATCAAACATAACATATCTTGTTGTTATTTTTTTTTTACACGTATTACAATTTGTCTGGATCTTTTTTTTCATTGATTTCTTTATTAGCTTTTTCCAAATCTGAAGTAGTATATTCTAACTTCTGCAATGCTCTTTTAAGAGCTGCATCTTTAGATTTGTTTGCATCTTCTAATTCTGAAATCTGTTCTTTAAGAACACGTACTTGTTCTTTATACTCTCGTATAATTTCTAAAAAATCTTCGGACATTATTTAGGCTTACGCATTATATCAGCACCTTTAAGACCATAAATTGCTGAAACTATTCCTATAAAAATTGCTTGATACCAGTAGGGAAGGTTCTTAAAATACTCAAAGAACATATCTAATCTAGCACGAATCGTAGGATCGTCAGTGAAAATAGAATACACCAATACAAGGATAGGCAAAGAT